GTTTAGTGTATCAGTATCTCTCACTATTCTAGTGTCCATCTTCATTTTATAGTTCTTTTGCATTCCTATTAAAGTCATTGCTTTTAAACTTGGTAAATGTACGTCAGACATTCCAGTAGTATCGTATAAATATGACCAACTAGGAGACAATGGTAAAATAAAGTTATTTTCTTGATATGTGTTAGAGTCTTTTATATAAATTACATTTTGACTAGTCTCTCCTTGTGTGTAGAATTGCTCTACAAAGTTTAAAGTGTCCACTATCTCCTCTCCATTGTCAACTATTACTCCACTATTTTCGTTTATATATTCATAAGCGACAAAGCTAGGAGCTTCTCCATTGACATAGACTTGGCAAGATGTTACTGGTAAATCAAAAGCTGGTCCATAGTTATTATAGTTTGGACTTGCTGTTGCTGTTATCTCTCCACCTATTGCTGACGTTAAATCTACAAAGCTATTGGCAATAACGTTACCATCAGCATCATAGTCTAAAGCTGCTGCACCGTAGTACTGAGTGAATGAGTAGTATTCTATTAATCCACTAACTGGACATGCCTCCATATTATCTAAACTTACTGCTCCAAATGTATTTGTAGTATAATAGTTTACATCAGTTTCCCAAGTCAAAGCATACTCATTCATAGCTAAACTGACATAACCTTGACCAGCCACTAAGGGAAGTACTGGACCTTCAACCGTTGACCATACATATTTATCCTCTGTTGCATCAAACTTTAAATAGTAGTCTTGCGTGTCGTTCTTTATTCTTATTATGTTTTTAGTAATAAATGCTGTGAAATATTGGTCGTTCCAAGCAGAGTTAGTCTGTGAGTTTATCACATACTTTGTAGAGTTGTTAAATACAAAAGTCATGTCTTGACCACTCTCAACATATAAAAAAGTAGATTTATAATCTGCTGCTGATGGTGTTGAGTCTGTCGTTAAAGTGTATTCATTGAACGTATGCCATGCGCTTTGTAACTGATTGCCTGGAAAGTTTATTTGATTCATTATCTGCTGACCACCACTTAACAAATCAAAGTTTAAAGGATTTGCTTCTGTGATTCCAGCAATGTTGTAAATAAGTCTTTTAATTATTCTACTGAAATTGTATTTTGTTAAAGACCTTTTATTGTTTTCTGTTGCTAGTTCTTTTTGAAAGTTATTACTAGCAACTAACTCTGTTCCACCTTTAGAATAAAGCACATAGTTAGCATTGTTATCATCTTGCCATTGAGCATAAACCGATAATTGTACTATATGAAAAAGTCCAGAGCCTTGATGTATCTTAGCATTTAAATAAAATAGTATTTTTTCTAAAGCCTCATAGCATGACATATATTTAATAGTTCCACCAGCAACGCTAGGCTTTTGATAGAATGCACTACTTTTAACAATGATAAGTCTAGAGCAATCGTAATAGCCATCAGCTTGTGATATATTTGTCAAGCTAGACCACCATCCACCCCAAAAACCGTATAAACTATCAGCAGTAGGATTGTCAAGGAACACCTCCGATATTGGATTTTGATTTAGTATTCCTAAGATTAACGATTGTAAAGTATAGTAACCTCCTTCAAAGTCTCCATTACTATCTGCTGTTTTTATAGTTGCATCAGTATCTCCACTCCTTTCATTATAGATGTTTGTTATAGTGTTAAAGTCCTTTGATTTCAAAAGCTCTAAACCATCAATGGCTCTAAGCTGTATAATTTGTGGATAGTCTATGTCTTCCATTATAGACTCATTCATCACTATAACACCAGTCCAAAATCTAAATACTGGAGATAGTGCAGCAAAATCTACTTCTGTACCAGAGTTATTCATATAAATCCTAGCTATATATTTGCCCTCTTGTTGAGACATTATATCTAAGATTCTATTTCTGTCATCGTTATCTCTTAAAATAAATTCAAAAGTAACTTCTGAGCTATGTATTGGAGTGTCAGCCTTCTCCCCACGACCACTATATGACAATTTAAAGCCATCTCCTCCAACATTAAAGTCACTACTAGCACCTACATAACCATCCTTTAAGATATGCAGTCCGTAATAGATTCCATTATCGTCTCTAAAATTTGCTTTATTTGTTATTCCGTATGCCATTAATAACTATTTTTTCTTCGTGAGTATCTGTCGTTAGATAAGAATATATCCTCGCCACTTATCATCCCTTGTACTTGTACCGTCTGACCTCCTATCATATCTTTTAACTTATTCAATGGAGCTATGACCTCTGGATTTGTATTTGCTCCAGCATATTCTCCCATAAGACCAACGGTTGGTCCAGAAACTATACCACCATCGGCAAAGGCTGGTAATGGTGTAGATGCGATAGTGCCTATTTGAGCAGCTCCTAATGCGCCAACAGCTACAGCTAAACCTATTCTAGGCAATGATTTAACTACTGCTGATGCTGTGTTTACGATAGCCTCAAAAATAGCAACTGCTTTAGCTCGTCTAGCTCTTTTCTTTTCTAACTCTGCTTTTTTCTTTTCGAATTTTTCGTCAGACTTTAAAACCCTCTTATTTTTTTCCTCCTCAGAAATAGCCATTGCCATTATATTATCTATTTCAGTTTGTCTTACTAACTCCAATTCTGTTAGTTGCTTTTGATGCATTTGTGAGAATAGACTACTAACGCTTCCAATTATTGTAGAAATCTCTGTAAGTGTATTCATTAAAGTAGCAGTAAACTCTTCCGAGAAACTAAAGAACGCTTCGTTAAAACTCTCTAAACCACTAGGCTCTATGTCTGCAATAGTTTTTAAAGTTTCTGGAATACTTGTATCTGTTGCAATAGCACCAGTCTTTTTTGAACTTAATGTTTGTGGGATAGCAGACTTTTCAAAAGATATTTTTTTAGTGTTTTTTGCTATCGTATCACTTAAAGTAGATAATTTCTCAAAGTCTCCAACTACTGGTCCTAAATCTAAATCTTCTGTTGTCTCTTGGTATTCGTGCCATTCATCATTTAGGTCTATCATTCTCTTTGTTAGATAGCCTACAGCCAAAACTACTGCACCAATGGCAGCACCTACTGGAGTTATTGCAGCGACAAAGCCTATAATTAAAGGAATGACCGTTGACAATGTACTAACTAAACTACCTATGACTACTATAACTGGACCGATAACAGCAGCTAGTCCTCCATATTTTATAATAGCTTCTTTTTGTTCATCATTTAGACTTCTAAGTACTTTTATAACATCTAAAACTATCTTTTTAAATGGCTCTATATTTTCAACAATTAACTTACCAAACTCCTCAGAAACATCGCTCAATGAGTTTTGTAGTTGTTGGAATGGTCCTAATCCAGCTTTTGCTGCTGCCTCTGCTGCTCCTCCGTATTGTTTCTCTAACTCGTCTAATATTATAGTTTGAGCATCAGCAAGTTTGTTTGTTTCTGCTAAAGATTTTATAATAGCTTTTTGCTCTTCTGAGAATTGAATACCACTACGACTCAATGCAGATAAGTTAGCGACTGGATCATTTAACGCTTTACCTAATTGTATAGATGCACTCTTTAAATCTCCGTCTAGTCTAGTTGCTAAGTTTAAAGCAGCCTTTTGAGTTCGTGCAAATTGCTCTCCAGCTATATTAGTAAAGGTCAATAGTTGAGCAGTAGCATCTTTTAGTATTACCTCATCTCCAAAGATTGTTTTAGCTTGTAAATCTGCTGCCATCTTTTGAAGCTCTTGAGATGTAAAACCAGCAGCGTTTCCAGTAGATATTAAACCAGCCTCAACTTGTGCTAATGCTTTTGCTTGTTGGTCAAATGCTGCCACACTAGCAGCACCTAGAGCGACTATTGGAAGAGTTACGTTCCTTGATAAAGTCTGCCCAAAGGATTTCATATTGCCTCCAAACTTTTTCATTGAACGCATTGACTTTTTCAGACTGCTCTGGAATTGCTTATCGTTTAAGCTTAATTTAATACTTAATGTTTTCTCAGCCATTGTCTTTATTTAGCAATTCGTATTTCTTTTTAATATATTCTGCTCTCTTCTTTTGTTTCTTAATGTCGGTCTTTACTTTCTTTTTTTCCCATTCAAACCTCATCAGCTTTTGTGGTGTTAGGTTTTGCCCTTTCTTAGTATGTGGCTGTAAATTAACACAAGCCAACCAGCGTATCCTTTCCCATTCCCATTGCTGTTCTTTTTCTGCTCTATCGTTTACGCCCTTTTGCATACAGATAAACTCGTGAAAAGTTAAACTCCAAAAGTCTTGAGGTAATAATCCGAAGCCATAACCTATAGCCTCTAAAGTATCCCAAGTTACTTCTTTTTTTTCGCCCCTTTCGGAGCTTTCACGTTTCCCTCTGTCTCAAATTTAGCAGAGAACTGACTAGAAAATACCTCTAAAACTTTATTCAAAGCCTCAAAATCTTCGTCTAGTAAATCAGCGACATCATCAACATTTAAAGAACACTCTTTACCACTCACTCGTGATCCGTCTTTTATTCCGTTTAGGATAAGATAACAAGCATCGTCTAAACTCATTCCCTCTCCTAGCTTATCTAAGTCAGCTAAACTTCTTCCAGTATCTTTACAGAATAACCTCAACGAGTTCATTCCAAATCTTACTGGGTAATCTGTTCCATTTATTATAACTATTTCGTACATCTTTGTTAGTTTAAATTATTGTCAGTTGGAGCAGAGCCGAAGCCCTTACCCCAACCAACAAAGAAATTAATTATGCCTTAGTTAATGCGCCAGTTCCCTCTATTGAACAAGAGTAAGTTGGAGCATCTTCTGTACCACCAGAAATCTCAAGAGAAGTAATAAAACCATCTCCAGAAATTGTGTAACCAGCAGCAGACGCTAGAGCAAAAGTAAAATCTACTGCTGTTCTGTCCATCATCTGGTCAAATAATTCTGCTACATCAGTATCTCCAGCAGTTGCCTCAAAGTCCATTAAACCATCAGCCGATAAGCTGAAAGACTTTTGACCACCTAATAAGTCTCTAAAACCAGCAGAGTCTTTTGTTGAGATGTCTATTGTATCTGTGTTAATTGAAAGAGATACATTCTGTGAGTGCATCAATTTCGCTTCTACTCCTCCACTACTAGGAGAAACTTTTAGGATTAAATCCGTACCGTTAAAAATTGCCATTTTCTTTTAATTTTAAAATTTATAATTAGCTAATATCTAAATCTTTCTTTTTAGACTTCTTCTTTGTTGTATCTATTGCATCATTATGCTTTAAGAAGTTAAAGACTGCTCTTACTACCTTGTAAGTTTCGCCCTCTTCATATTGTACCTCTCTACATTCGATGTTCTTTTTTATCTTTACTTTATACATATCTATCTATTTATGTTAAATCTGTAATCTTGTGCTATACCATATAAACCAATACTACCAGCACTATCATCGTATAGCTCATTCTGGTCTTGGTAAAATATCTTATCAACTACTACACCACTATACGTCCCACTAACATAGTCTAAAGCTGTACGAATATATCCAGCAAGAGTTACCATGTCAGCGTAGCTATTGTGATATATGCTTATTTGTACTCTGACGTAATCGTACTCACTAACTCCGTTCTTAGTGTTGTTAGGCTCATCTCCAAACATCTGATATGTGATGTATGGTAGCTTAACGTCTGTAGGGAAATTATAACGACTAGGAAATATTCTTAAGTTGCCATCAGTAGTAACTAAAGGAGCTACGTTTGAGTCGTTGCTAAGTATGTTGTATATTACTTTACCTATCTCCATTACTTCATTCTTTTGTCAATGAGTTTTTTTATTTCTCCTATTACGCTATTTAAAGCTGTGTTACCTTTACTAGAAGCAGTCTTATCTAACATTCTTAGTCCAGGAATACCCCTAAATCCATACTCTAAAAAGTAAAAGTAAAATCCACTTTTTTCTTTATCAGCAAAAGACTTTTTAACTCTTGGTCCTATATATACCGTTGGTGGTTTGCCTTTAACATTCTTTCCGTTGATTATAGCCAAAGACTTTTTAAGTTGCTTAGATTCAACTGGCACAATAGACTTTAGCTCTTGCAGTATTGGCTTAGATGCTTTTCTCATTCCTTGCCTTAGTAGTGTCTTATTTTTACTATCAGACATATTAAGCTTCTCTAAGTCCTTAATTAAAGAATTTAGTTCTCTCTCATCAATGGTAGCTGTAACAAAACCAGCGTGACCACCTTGATTACCTCTTAATATTTTAGTAGTTCCTATTGCCATTATTGCTCTGGAAATGGATTAATACCGTTATCTATTAATATGTTGATCCAATCTAATTCGCTAGTATATAAATCTACATTGTCCCACTTAGTCTCTAAACATTGATAAGTTTCTAGCACTCCATACGATACTATCGTATCGCTATCGTTCCATACTATGTAGTAGCTCTTTACCTCTGGGTAGCATATTTCTGTTAATCTTAAACTCATGTTGTCAGTTGTGTTAGTTCGCTATCACTTAAAGCCTCTTTAAATACTGCTAGTGCTTTGCATTTACCGTAGAAAGAATTACTTATAGAGCCATTAAAGTTTAATGTATCAAAAGTATTCGCTGATGGCATACTAGCAGATGTATCAGTTCCTATTAGAGTTCCATTAATATATAGCTTAACTTCATTTTCTTTATATAATAAAGCTATTTTTGTAAAATCAGTAATATTAGAAAATCCAAACTTATTAATTTCTGCTTGAGTTACACCACCTACTACTACTCTTGATTGTATTTGTTGATTTGTAGCTGTATAATTTATCCTAACTCTGTTATTATTCGAGCCATCACTAATACTTATCATTCTAAAATCTACACTATTAGCCAAAGCAGCTATCTCTGCATATAACACACCCTCTGTTGAGTTTATTAAGTCAGCACTACCAGCACCAGTTGCAGTCTCTGTAGCTCTTACCTCTTGACTTCCCGTTAGTGTTGGTATGTATGATGTAGCGTAGGACAATGCTTCTGCTTGTGCGCCCCATATTTCAATATCTCTTGCTGTTGCACCACTATAAGTATTTATTGATATTAAACTTGATGCTGAACTACTATCGTAAGTTTCTACTCTATCCCAATTACCTGTTAATGTGTGTGTTATTGCTGAACCATTTGACAATCTTATCGTTTCTCCTAGTGTACCTTTAACATAAAAACTAGCTGTTAAACCACTTGATGTAGATATATAAAGACTATCATCTGCATTCATTTGCATTCTTGTAGAGTTTTGTGTGCCATCAGGAGATATACCATAATTAGAAGTTAAAGTAACTGATGCTTCTTTACTCCATTGTGTAAAATCCTCACTATAAGGAATAAGATTAGTAGAAGTAGGCTCTAACAATATATGACCATTATCTCCATTACTATCATAGTTTATTCTTGGAATGTTGTTGGTGTCTATTATTTCTTTGACTGATACGTTGTCTATTGTACCTATAAAATCTGCATCAGCTCTAAAAATAAATTGCGTTCCTCCTGCCCCTGTTAATACTTCTGTAAATGTACCGTTACCTGATTGTGCAGTTGTAGTATTTCCTGAGTTTATGCGAACAAATATATTACCTGTTCCTGAATAATTGGATATAGTATATGTTATTTGGTATTGTTTACCTGTTTCTGTTGCAAGGTTTTGTGTTAAATCTGAATTAGCTGATTGCGTACCATCACTCGTTGCTACACCATCTGCTATACTCCAACCAGCTCCTTTAGTCCAATCACTATCAGTAGCAAAATCTCCATTAGTAATCAACTCACTTCCAAGAGTTCTACCTACCATCTCGACTAAGCCACTAGAATTAACTCGACTAGCTACACTAGCTCTAACAAAGTCAAAGTCCTCATAAGGCTCTACTACTGGTGCTACGTTGTAAAGCGTTCCAGCCTTGTAACCAGTAGGAGTTAAGATTATACTTGCTTTATTTAATAGTCCGTCTGCCATTAGCTTATATCGTTTAATGTTTGTAAGAATTGCTGACTAGCTGTAGTGTTCTCTACTACTCCTCCAGCAGCTACAACTCTTGTGTTTAGTATGCTTATATAGTCGGCTGGTGTTGGATCAAATATACCACCATCAACAATAGTCCAACCATCGTCCTCTATTAAGCTAAATCTTGAAGCATACGCAGACTCTGTAAATTGTGAGCCTCCGAAGTTTATACTTTCATTTTGTGATACAGATTGTGCAGCCCATGATATTAATGTAGCATCGTAGTTAGTAGTAGATAAACCAGTAGCGTTCTGCATAAAGTTAGTAAAGTTAGTCACACTTTCTATATTCCACGCTGCTAGAGATTGGTCAAATAAGTCGCAGTTGTAGAGCATTGCAATCATATTTTCTACATTAGTAGTGTCCCAACTATATATATCTCCGTTAAATTGTGACGCATTAAGAAAAGTAGCGTCCATTCGCTCAACATTAGAAGTGTCCCACGAGTTCAAATCTTGGTCAAAAGATAAGCAATTATAAAACATATAACTCATATTAGTTACATTACTAACATTCCAATTATTTAAAGGCTGATTAAATGTAGAACATTGATAAAAACATTGGTCTATTCTTGTTACTGAGCTAATATCCCAGTTACCTATTGCTCCATTAAAGTTAGTACAGTCTCTAAACATAGTATTAAAAGATGTACTAGAAACATTAGGAGCATCTGTAGCACTAGCATCTAAATTAGCGCATCCATAAAAAGCAGCGTTAGTAGATAAGTCTAATACTCCCCATTGTTTAACGTCAAGCATTTTAAGCCTATCTCCAGCGTTATTAAATTGCCATCCTTGTAATGTTCCCTCTATGCTTATTTCGTATTGTCCAGCACTACTATAAGTGTGTGTGACCTCTTGTTGATTGTAACTTGTTATTGTATCGCTAGAGCCATCTCCCCAGTTTACTACAGCGTTATAACTACCACCACTAACCAATGGCATCATAAATTGAGTATTTAAACTAGAGCCAATAGATGTATTCTCTGTGTCAATAGTAAACACAAATTGATTGGCAGCAGTCTGTGATAAATCTACTACGTCATTCTTTTCTAATAAAATGACCATCTTATCTTTACGACCTATTTCTTTTATACTCTTGATAGAGTAATTAGTTGAGCCATTAGAGATAAAGTATTGTGGACTTACTCCTATGTCCGTTCTATATCTTATTAAACATTCTATTGGCTGGTCGTTGATTAAAGCATCAGCATCGAAAGAAGTGTTTCCACCTTTGAAGTCAAAATCTCCATAGATAGTCACATAGCTATTGTCAGATACTACCCTCTCGCCATAAGCGTTAGTAGAGTAAGTCTGTTTAAATAGTTTTAACTTTCTAGCTATTTTGCCTATTATCATAATTCTAGCAAACGGTATGGAGTTAGTAAATGGTCAACCATCAAAGGCAATTCACTTGAAATAGTACCAGTAACAACATCTTGTCTGTTCTCGAAGTAACGCCCTACAATTATGTAAATGCTTTGAATTATTGGAGCTGGTATATCAGCAGCAGCTCCACCTACTATAAACTCAACCTCTACAGCATTAGGTCTTTCGTAGGTGTTAGGAAAGTTACCAGTCTCCGATTCATATATCCTTCCTGGTCTTACCTTAGTATCTACGTCAAAATTACTACCATGTAAAGTTTGTTCTGTGTTGTTGGTATCATAATATTTAATAAATGTAACTCTATCAACATCACCCACTTGTAAATCAATATAAGGAGGGAACTCGTCAAAGTATAAGTTATACGTTTGCGTAAGCAATCTACGTCTAGTAAATTCCTCAACTACATTAGTAGCTACATTAATCAAAGACGTGATATAGTTATCATCGTCATCATAATCAGAGTCTATTCTTAAAAATGACTTTGCCTCAGCTAAAGATATAGCAGTTTCAGTTGGTCCAGTTTTAAGTACTAGCTTACCATAAGGAACATAACCGTTTCCTCTTAATGTATTATAATTGTAGTTGTAGTAGTCCATTTAAAAATAATAAAGGAGAGAGTGTTTCCACTCCCTCCATTAAATATAAATTACGCTTCAATTAAGTTAGCGAATGCTGTGTCATTTTGTACAGCATCTCCATCAATTAAAGATGTAACGATTAATCTAGGCTCTCCAGTAGCACCACCAGTATATGGATCGTAAAGGAAATCCAATCCACCAAACTGAGCAATGTGTACTTTAGAGAAGTCTCCGAATAAAGCGTGAGCTTTACCAGCTGCTCCACCATTACCAACGTTAGGAGATACTAAACCAAAGTAACCGTTAAGCTCTTTAGATTGGTTGTCCCAAATTGGACTTACAGCAGATACTTGAGCAAGTGCTTTAACAATAGCGTAAGCGTTAGCATCTAATAAGTATGACATTCTAGCTCCTTGCATTTGAACACCAGCAGCGATTACAGCCTCTTCTAAAGCTAAGAAATCAGCAGCAGTTACACCAGTTGCACCAGCAGCAGCATCAGTAAAGATAGAAGTTGGAGCGTTAGCAACATCAGAACCAGCAGTCAATAAAGCAGACTCTATTGTAGCTGCAATGTTTTGAGCCATGTTACGTCTTAGAGCAGCCTCTAAAGATGCGTTCTGAGCCATTGCCTCGTTAGAAACATTTACTACAGATACAATCTTCTTTGGAGATAGTGTAAGACTTGTAGCAGTACCAGTTGGAGTTCCAGCAGTTCCACCACTCTCTGGCAAGAAATAAGAATTTACTCCAGAGATAACTGGGAATTTCATATTGTTTACACCAGTATATACGTTAGCACCAGCAGAAGCCAATACTAGATTAGCCTCTAATTGGTCTGTGAAAGACATTACTTCTGTAGCGTTTACAGCACCAGTCTCAGCAGCAGTTCTTGCTTCTAATATCATTGATGGTACAGCTAAACCTTTGAAGTTTTGACCAGTGTAACGAGCCTCGTTTCTAGCCTCTTGGTCTAGTTCTTTGTATAGACCTTCAATCTTTCCAGAAACAGCTTGACGCATAGCCTCTTGGAATGAGAAAGACTCAACCTCTTTTGGAGTGTTAGTTCTCTCTTCTTTTACAGCGTTAGCTGCTTTTAGAGCTTCAAACTTCTCAGAGCGTGTAGCCATTGAGTTAAGCTCTTCTACTTTATCATTCAAGGAGTCAAACTCTACGGTCTCGTCAGATGTTAAGTCACGACCTTCGGCAGAAGATACAATGCTTTCCATTTTCTCGATAACCTCAGCTCTTTCCTCTTTGATTACTTTTGAATTTTTCATTTTTAGAAAATTAATATTAATATTTATTTTTTAAGATTGTCAAACGCATTTTTTGGAGGCTGCGTTGTTTTAAATCTTCATCTTCTTTTTGTGCCTCTATTTTTTCAGCCTCTAAACTTTCCTCAAGTTTTTTAGCCTCTTCGTTTTCTTTCCACTCTTCCATAGAACGTAAAGCGACTGAGCTACTAGCCTCATTGTATGCTGGGTATGTTACAGAGCTTACATCGTAAAGCCTAGATACTTTGTTTATAGTTCTGTAGTTTGTTCCGTCTTTTACCTCCCATGAGTCATCCTCTACAATAAATGCAAAGCTTGACTGGTTGATAGTACCATCTTTTAGTAACTCGATTAAGTCTCTTGACGTTGAAACATTAGGATTTAACTTAGCTTCATACTTTAGACCTCTCTCATCAACTGATAGTCTTAGCGTTCCATTTGTCGTTCTTGCTAATGGTAAACCATCGTGATTGATTAGGAATCTTACATCGTCCTCTAAACGTCCATCAAAAGCACCAGGAGCGATAAACTCTCTAAAACCTCCTAAGTCATTTGACTCTGAGTTAAATACTGCTCCATAGCCTACAACCATTGGAGTCTCTCCGTCCATTCTTAGCTCTAAGTCTTGAACGTCAAAAGTTCTTACTTCTTTATTTTTCATACTATTAGATTTTTCTTCTTTTTCTATTTCTTTAATCTTTCTTTTAGTCCAAGAGAAGCCAACATCTCCACCCCATAAAGCCCAAGCTATTCGACCAGCAGATGGATAACCTTCGTCTCCACTATAAAATCCTTTGCCTTGTTTGTCAACCTCATGTCTACTAAAATAACTAAACATTCTTTTTATCGTTCTTATAGATAGGTCAACTCTATTCTTTAAATCTCTAGCTCTTGCCACTCCTACCTCTGTGCCTCCACGTCCAAACTCCTCACGCCATTCTAAGCCCTTTGTGGCCTCGTCTGCCATCTCTTGAGTTGGCTTTGTATTTATATCAGCTAAAGCCATTATTTATCCTCTTCCTCTATGTCTCCAACTGGAGCAAAGTTTAAAGGCATGAACAACTGGTCGCCCTCTGGACCAACTCTGTTTAAGTCCTCCATTCGTCTAATCTCATTAATAGACAAAGCTCCTATACTAGCCATCTCTCTGTAATAACTTGCACGAGATGCACTATCTCCACGAAGTAAAGCATTTGCATCTAACTTAATAGTAAACGAGCCAAACTCTGTCTCTCTAAAAAGTTTACGGTTAAGCTCTTGCTCTACCATTACCATGTAAGGCATTAACGTAAATCTAACAAAGTCAATGCTCAAAGCCTCTATACTTGAATAGTTAGCTGCCTTTTCTAAGTGACCAATTAAAGATAAAGGAACTTTAAAGATTCTAGCTATCTCTTCAATCTGAAAACGTCTAGTCTCTAAAAGCTGATACTTGTTAGCATCTATATTAGTCTGCTCGAAAGTCATGCCCTCCTCAAGGATTGCAGTTTTACCAGCAACAAATGATCCAGAGTAAGATTGATTCCAACTATTTTTAAGCCTTGCTACTGCTTCTTTACTTAGTTTGCCAGGATGCTTAATCACTCCACCTACTTGAGCAGAGTTTCCTAGATAACTATTGGCAGTATCATTAGCAGCTATTGAAGTTGCTATTGTTGTGTTTTGAGCTTGTAGTACGCTTACACCCTCACAACCGTTAAAAGATAAGTTAAAGAAGTGTAACATATCCTCCTTCATTACTCCTATCTCATAGTCTTTGATGTCATAGTATATTTGCCCATCATGCTTGATGACCTTAACATCTTGAGGATTGATAGGAATTAATGATACTGGTCTTGCGTTGCTATCTCTCTCTATATAAAAATAAGCATTCCCTTCTAGCAGTAAGTTGGTCATTAAAGTGTCTAGGAATGTATATGGTGTCATGTACTCGTTAGGATTACGAGCTAGTAGTCGGTAGATTGGATGGCTAACGTCAGTAATCTTATCGTCATCATCCTCGACTCTGTAAACTTTTATCGGCAGACTAGCGATAGATTCGCTAATAACTCTCACACAAGCAAAGACTGCACTAAATGTTAATGAAGTATCACGAGTGACAGCCGTTCTGTTAGCTGCACCATAGCCACCAAAAACAGCTCTTAAAAAGTTATCTCCTCTTTTTTCAGAACGGAGAAAGTCAAATAGTCCCATAAATTTGTAATTACTTTACAAAGATAAGAGAAATCGCAAAAGTGAACGACTAAATCCAGACTATTCCTCTATCGTCATAAGCTGAGTCTTGGCTATCGTCATTCATATAACATCCTAAAGCCATTACTAGACTGACCATTCCATCAATCTTCTCAGTTGATTTACTCTTATCCATTTTAATATTACCAGCTGGATCAGACTTCATAGCTAAGTTAGAACACATCCAACGTAGTACTTTATTACCAGCGTGATTAATCTGTTTGCCTAGTACGAGCTTCTCAAGTTCTTTAGTTGGTGCTGACATACTAGCGAAGCCTTGCCCATAGCTTTCCATTGGCAATCCGTCCTCTGTTAAGTCTATGACTAACTGGCTAGAGTTCCAACGGTCATAGGCTATACTCTTAATGTTTACAACCTCAGCAACTTCTTTTATTCTACGCTTTATATAGTTGTAGTCTGTTACATCGCCCTCAGTCAATTCCATAAGTCCTTCTTTTTCCCAACCTATATAATCTACTTGGTCACGTCTTGAACGGATAAAAGCATTTTCTTTAGGAGCAAAGAAGTAAGGAATAACCGTAAACCTATCATCCTCTGGAATGATTAAAACAAAAGCTGATATATCTCTAACACTAGCTAAGTCAAGACCAGCGTAAGCAGTCATCCCTTTGTAATCTTCTAAGTGTATTGGAGCTTTGTTACACTCCATCCATTGCTGGTCTGATAGCCACTTACTAGCTGATGACATCCATTGGTTAAGATGTAGCATTCTAAAAGTGTTTTCATAGCTAGGCAGCTTGATAGCTTTTTCTTGTTCTCTTTTAAGATAGTCTAATTTAACAACACCAGTTTCTATTCCTGGATTGGCTAATCTCAATGCTTCCTCTGTAGTCCAATCAGTTTCTAAGTCACAGAAATACTTAACGTAATAGAATGAATCGTCTTGTATTATTCCCTCAGATACTTTACGACCATACTCCTCAGTCTTGTAACATATAGACTCTCGATTGTATCCAGCAGTCGTAATGGCTATTGTCATTGGCTGACGTCTACTACCTACCGATGTTGTCAAAGCATCCCATAGGCTTGAGTCTTTTTGCACAAAGAACTCATCCATACAAATAAAACTAGCGTTGTATCCAAACTTACTAGATGCCTCTGAACTAATAGCCTTAAATGCTGAGTTGCTCTTCTCGTGTATAATAGAGTTCTTAAATACTTTCAGATTTTTGTTTAGTTGATTGTCAGCTCTAACCATGCCACTAGCTACGTCAAATATTATACCAGCTTGTTGTCTATCTCCAGCAGCAATGTAACACTCAGCAGATGGCTCTCCATCGGCTAGTAACATATACAAAGCTATTGCACTTATAAGAGTTGACTTTCCGTTCTTTCGTGGCAGACATATATAAGCAGTCCTAAATCTCCTTAAATCACTATCTCTATATTTCCAACCAAATAAATCTCTGACTATAACTTTTTGGAATGGCTCTAACTTAAATGGCTTACCTCCTAACTCTCCTTTGATATGCTTAATGTGATTCTCTATAAAATAGACTACTCTATCGGCTGCCTTCTCATCAAAGTAAAAAGTCTTGTCCTCTTTAAGTTTCATTAGTCAAAGAAGTTAAAATCGTCAGTACTCTCTTCGTCTTGGTCTGGCATACTAAGCGAAGCTCTACTGCTCGGAGTAAATCCAAATTGCGTAGCAATTTTCATCGCATTCTGTAAAGCGTTTTGCATTACTTTATATTTAGGAGCAATCTTACTAGCTCTCAATCTACCATCTTTGTCAACCGTCTGCTCTGTAAAGTTGCCTTGTAACTCTTGAGCTATCTCTCTATAGATTCCTATCTCGTTGCAATAGGCTGCCAGGATCGATAGGTCTGTTAGATGCAACATCTTGATATTAGCTAGTTCGTTAGTTACTAAATCCCATTCATCAGAGCCTTGTTGATTGAGAAAGGAGGGAGCTGAAGGCATTGAGACAACTGCCGAAGTCTCCATCTCGTTTCCCACTAATCGAGACTTTTCAATAGTACCTTTCAACTCCTTAATCTTTGTTGGTATTTTTTTTCTCCCTCTCATTATCTGAACTTAAACTGGTTTTAGTTTGGTAAATCTATATCCATACGATTTAGCTTTAATTATGCGTATAAAAAATGAAAGC